AGAATCATCACGATAAACACGGGTGTTCTTATCGTTTACGGCAAAAAGTTCGTCAAGAGAAAACGAACCAAGTTCCAGACCCATTCCCAAATCCACAGCACCAAAAACAACTTTTCCAAAATTGTTGTGGTAATTTTCAGAAGGCGTGTCAAAGTCATCGTCTTCCAAAACGAACCAATGGCAGTTCGAAAAGCCGATAATTTTCTTTTCGGGAAAAATCTTGAAGATTGAGTAATGGGCGATAACTTTCTTTTTGTTGTTCGGAACGCCATCGTATTTTGCGTAGGGCGTTTCGTGTATCGCCTTTTCGATTTCGGGGGTGATAAGATTTTTGAAATCCATAATGTTTTCCTTTCTGTTGGTTGAACAAACATTCGTTTGTAAGGAAAAATTTACATTAAGGACTTAGCTTGTAAACCCCAAAATTCAGTACAAATTAAAATTTTTTCTAGGGTGAAAATTAGGTTGCGAAATCTGGCAAATCTGGCGATAAGTTGTATGTAATAAATTTTATACAATCGTCCAGAAGTAAGAAAAAAATAGGTTGTACGATTGCGAATAAAAATTTATTTCGCTTAACGAAACATCACATCTTAAAAAAGGAATAAACAGAATGAACAGACCAACTCTTGTTCAAAGTGTAATTGATGGACATATTGACCGAATCAGGCAACAGTTTTGGAATAATCCAAACAACAGCAATTGGGAGGTAATTCAAGGGCAAGACGCACAAAAATTATTCGACGAGCTGACAAAAAATTATGATAAACTTTTGCCATTGATTTCCTTTATGAAATCGAATAATACAAAACCGCTTTTGATGGAAATAGAAGTCTGTCTTCAAGAAATTTATCTTGAGTTTATAAAAAGGTCATGCCCATTAGATACGAATTTAGCAACTCAAATACTTAATAAAATTCTTTCATAATACATTTCAAAAAAAAATGGTGCTTTTTAATTAAGCACCATTTTTTATTTTAACCTTAACCAATGACATTTACAGTTATAACGCCCTTCACGATTAGGAACATGCCCATAAAATTTCGGTTCTGTTGGCGATGTTTCTACATGACCATTTAACGCCAAGCATTTTTCACAGCACATTGGATTTGCTACAAACACCCATTTCGTTTCATTGTTCGCTGGGGTCGTTCCACCACTTGAATTTATCATTGAAGAAACGGAAGTTCCTGTTTGCGTTTGTGGTTCATTCGCATTTGTTCTGCTTGCGTTTTGTGATTGTTTCGCTTTGTCAAAATAGAGCCATTGGGAAACACTGTTTGGAACATAGCCCTGATTTGAGTAAGAGAAATTAAGGCTATGTGTATAATCGGATTTTTTGTTTGACGGTAGCATGTTGGAAATCTTGCTATTTCCACCACGACCAGACGCCAAAAGTAAACCACCCAAAAAACCTTCTATAAGTTTTTTGTATTCGCTACTTGTCGCCATGCTATTCCCCCAACATCATTTTGATTTTATAACGCTTAATGGCTTCTTCTTTAGCTTCTTTTTCCGCCTTTTCTTGTTTGGCTTCTTGTATCAAGTTTATAAGAACGCCTATTCCGGGAATGTTTGAATTTTTATCCTGTTCATAACCGTAATCACCGTATTTATTCGTGATAAAAGATTTAGCAGAATTTTCTTGAAGTATTTTCTTGTTTGTTTTTAATCCCTTGTCGTTAAGTTCCTTATATGGTGAGTTTTCCAAAGCTGTTAAAATTTCGTCTGCGGATTCTCTAGCCCTTGTTTCGTGCGGAACTTTATTTTCTGTCGTTTGCGTGGTGATTGTCTTCTTTGCGTTTTCTCCATTACCATCTGTAAGTTTCAAAACCTTCATTTCATTTTCGGATAATGTGTTCAGGTAATTACCGACTTTTTCCTTGAATGATTTGCCTGGTTGTTCAAAAATCTGTTCCAAGATTTCATCGTTTATTTTGTTTCGTGGGTATGAATTGAGAAACGCCTTTTCGGCTTCATCCAAATCGCTTTTTCCGAACGCCAAAGCCCTTTCTTGAAGTTCGTCAAATCGTTTGTTGTTCGCCCTGATTTTCGCCATGACATCATCGGCACCACCTTCGCCAATTTCATAAAGCCATTTGAGTAAACCACGGTCTGGGCGTCCAGAGCCACTTCTGTATCGTGAAATAGCCATTGGCACACCCTTTAATAAAACTGGGGCTCCAATGTTCGTTCCTGTCCCTTGAAGGGCATCTCCAACATTGAAAGATGAACGGTCGTTTTCTGGGTCATCGTATGCGAGAGCGTCCAAACCTTCCATAATGAAAGGATTTGCCCCATTCTCGATGGCGAAATTTAAGCCACGAGCAACAGCACCTTTTTTGCCATTCGCCCTTAACATCGTGCCGATTGGTTTTATAGCTGTTCCAGCGGCCTTTCCGTATGGAACAGCATATAGGGCGTTTTCACCGACATCAAGCAAAAGACTTGGGTCGAAATCGCCATTCTTGTCTGTGAACAAGTCGGCATTGATACCTTCACGAAGTCGTTTTTCATAAAGTCGAGGGGTGAAAACTTCTTGAACCATGTTCATGATTGGGTTCATCACTTTATGACCAAACGCCCATTCAGGCCACATATTGTCCTTTCTGGATTGAATGAGCGACTGTTTTTCAAGTTCCGCTTTCAATGTCGGAAGCGGGGTCCCATTCTGCTTGGCGATTTCAGCAATTCTTTCTTCGCCATATTCGTCTGGATTGTTCCATTTATAGAGAATGTCCTTGTCGTTGAACAAAGCCGGCAAATCCAAGTCCTTGTCTTTCCAATTTGGTTCTTTTGAATTTGCCAAAGTCCACAATGTCGCATCATGCGGTAAATACTTCGAAAGACCTTCTCTATTTACAGCAATGAATTTTGCCAATTCTGAATCGGATAGATTTTCCAACTGTTTGGCGATGTCCATCAAGTATTTTTCTTCATCGCTTTGTGGTTCATAAAGAACGGCTGTTCCAACAAGTTCATCAATTAGATTTTCCTTATTTGTAGCCATTTTAGATTAACCCCTTATTTCTCAAATAATTAAACTTGTTTTCGTTTCGAGCTTTCCAAAGTTTCTTTTCTGAAATGCTCATGGACTTATATTTTGTGGCATCGTCATTTTGAGTTTTTGGACTGTATTGCTTTTCAAGTGCGTTCTGTTCGTATTTGGTCAAAGGCCATTTGCTTAAAAGTTCATCCAATGACATTTTGTTTGCGTCCGCCTTTTCGTTGCCAGCACCGATCGCTCTTGAGCGTGCGTTTGCTTTCGTTTCTCTTGTGAATGTTTCTTTTTCAGTTTCGCCACCTAAAATTTTCTGTTTGAGAGCGAATGCTTCTTTTGAATTGTTCTGAATCAAAGGTTCCAACTGCGTAAGCATTGAACTTTTCATTTCGTCTGTCAAGTCGCCTGAACGAACATGTTTTTCATATTCTGTTTCTATTTCCACGACCTTTGCGAAATCAGCGTCAGCACTGAATTTTCCTTTCTTGATAGCCTCTTTAACCTTATTCGTGTATTCGTTCATGTCAGAAAGTCCGAAACTTGCCAACTGTTCAGGGGTGTACGCCCTAGCCAATGTTTCATAAGCCATGTTCATTTGGTCTAAATCAGTCAAGATTTTGTCTTCATACGCCTTTCTTTGGAATGGGTCGATGGTCGCTGTCATTTGCCTAAAGTCGTTCGCTATTGAAATTTGCTTTTGTCTAATGTCGTTTGCGGCTCCATTGACTTTCATTCGTGTTTGACTTGCGTTCGAGTTTTTCAAGTTCTGTTGGAACTGTCTTTCGGCATCTTCACGGTTCTTTTGCCAATTCCACTGTATTTGTGCCGTGTTGTCTTTCTTTATTCGTCTAGCCCTGTTCATGGCGATTTGATTTTCTAAATCGGTATCATTCAGCTCTTGTGATGTTCCGTTTTGACCTTCCATCAAATTTGCCAATTCCCTATCAAGCAAATAATCGTGAGTGTTGCGAATCCCTTCGCCCAAGTTTTTCGCTATATCGTTATAGGTTTTCTGTTTGTTTTCAAGGCTCTTTAAAAGAACATTTGAAAAATCTATTGGGTCTTGAAACTGCCATTCTATATTCAAAGCCATATTGCCCCCTTATAATGCCATCAAGCCACCGCCCATATTCATGAGCATTTGTTTAATGGTTCCCTTCAATCCATTTTGACGGTGGTTGTCAAGTGAACTTTGGTCGAAATTTATGTGTGTAGAACTGTCGTTTGGTTTGAGTTTTTCCAAGTCCTCGCCATTGAGCAACTGTTTCGCCACTTCATTCTTGACTTCTTCCGATTCAAATTCTGGGAGTTCTTCGTCAGCCATTGAAGTATCCAAATTCGGGTTATAATCCAGCATGGTCTTAATGCTGTTCAGCATTTCCTGTCTTTCGTCACCTGATTTTTGGTGGTTCTGTAAAGCACCATTGTCGAATTTGACTTGGTTTTGAGATTGAACAGGGTTCAATGTGTTTAATGAATAATTCCAACTTCCAAGCATTTAATTTTCTCCTTATCCAGCCATAACAGAATTGAATGTATTGAGGGCGAAGTTGAGCATGTCGGCAACGCCATTGTTTTCTGACAAAGAAGCGTTTGCCAATGATGTGTTCACATTCGCCAAGCCGTTTGTGTAGGCGTTATTTGCGTTAATCATGCCACCGTAATAATCGCCCATGCCGTTAAGCCAGTTTGTCGTGTCGGTGTTGTAATCGTTCCCCAACTGATTCATAAGGGTTTTATATAGGTCGCTTTTTGATCTATAGGCGTTTTGGTTTTCGTTTGCGTTGAACTGTTGTTCCTGTAAAGCCTGTGATTTGTCCTGTGCGTATCTGTTGAACGCCTTGTCGTATTCTTCACTTGCCATAGCCTGTGACTTTGCGTTCAATGCGTTTAGATAATCCGAACTGAACATGTTTCCGTGCGTTCGCCTGTGAATTTGTAATGGCATCACTTGCGGCTTTTATTCTCATATCCATCGCTGGAGACATGAAGTCTTCGACCGATTTCCCATATTCAAATTTTGAAGGGGCGTATGTGCCCACATTCGCAAAATCTGTTTTGGCTTGGTTGTATTGGCTTTTCATTGTGTCATCATGAGCCTGTGAAATCGTGTCAAGATACTTGTTTAATGTGTCCTGATTTTCGTTGTAATTGTTTTGCCAAAGACTTTTATTTTGGTTTATGGCTTTTTTGGCTTCGTTCACTTGGTCAGCATTGCCGAAGCCAAAGGCGTTTGCTATTGTGGACATGACACCCATAAATTATCCTCCAAATTTTATTCGTTAATGACCGAATTTTTCGTGTTCAATTTCTGTATTTCAATTTTACATGGTTGAGAAACGCAAATGGCTGTTTGCCCAATCTTCACGACCTTACAGCTCACGCTTCCATCATTGTTGAAAATCTTTGCTATCAAGGTTTTGTCCGCTTTTGACGGAAGCAAATACGAACCTTCTTTTTGACAGAACAGTTCCCATATTTCCAAGTTTGAACCGACAACGATGACAGACCAACCGTTTACGGTATTGACGCTATATGCTCCGTTAAGGATTTCCCTTAAATTTTCTATTGGTGTGGTGTTGTTTATTTCGCCATTCTTCATAATGCCCCCTACATGCTAAAGCCCAACGGAGAAACACGAATACTTGCGTTTGTTAATGTGATGTCCATATTTTCGGAAAATGTCAGGCGGACAACGCAAAGTCTTTGAATACCCAAGTTGAGAAAACGGACACGGTAGAAATACTGTCCCGTCTTTCCGCATTCTTCCAGAACTGTATTTCCGAAAGAATAGCCTCCGTCTTCTGAAATTTCCAACTGAACCTTCGGATTTACAGTATAATCGTTTATTGTTCCTGTGTTGAGTTCTACGCCCAATTCGTCAAAAGTGAAGTTTTGGTAATTGTTCAAAATCACTGGTGACTGTCTTCTACGAATCAAGGAAACGCTCTCACTTTCGTTTATTTCTTCTCGGTGGAAATTGTCATCCAAATAGACAAGCTCGCCATCTTCAATGTGACCAAATAAAGTTTTGTTGTCAAACCAAACAGGATAAATCAAGTTCCAAGCCAAATCACGACCTGTTTTAAAATTTCTTGAAGACCTTTCAGCCCATTGTCGGGTCGAAAAATCATAAACGAAAGTTCTGCTTCTCTTGTTTTGTGCGTTCGGAATGTATAGACCATAGAACGCATGATTTGAACGACTGTAGGCGAATCCAATGGCATTGTCAGTATCTGAATTATCCAAGATTTCATCAAGCCATGTTTCTGAAATCTTTTGAAATTCTGTTCCAGAAATCGCAAATACAGCCCTTCCAGCGTTCATTCCGTTTGATACGAAACAAACATTGTTGTTCACGCTTGCCACGGACTTGGGCGAATCAAGGCCCACTTCTCTATTGAATGTGTAAGATGTCCTAACCCAAGTTTGGTATTGCTCCGCGTCGCCCCTTTGCCAGAACTCAATGGATTTCGGTCCAAATACAATCAGGTTTGAACCAATGGCATATAGGGCACTTATGGCATCGCTATTTGATTCGCCATTCTTGTAAAGTGGCGTTCCGTAATCGTCTAAAAATACATATTGGTCACTTTGGACTGTTTCTGTATCTGGCGTAATGTTGTCGGGCTTATATTGGACTTCTCCGTTTACGATTTTATAGACTTGTCGTGTCGTTTGTGAAAGTGGGTATGGTATGGAATAATAGGCGTAACCGCTACCGCTATCGTTTACGATAATGGAACCTGAAACGACCTGAACATGTGTGGGCTTTATCTTTGCCCCCTGTTCGTTTATTCTGTCGGGCAAATTTATGTAATGGAGAGAACCACCTTCTTTGAGATTGTAATAGAAAAGATTTACACCATCGGCAATTAAAAGAAGTGGTCGTTCACCACCTGTTTCCGCAAATGTCGGGTATGACCCAGTATTTACGCTTCCTAGACACTCTACGGCCCACTTATAATCCACTCTATACAATTTTGAATGGATGACGAAAAACGCATCAGGGGCGTTGTTGTTCGTGTCTAGCCCTGTGGAAGAAACGAAAGAACCATGACACCCTTCTTTCGTGTTTTCAAGTTGCTTAATCCATTTGATACCGTGGAACGGACTTTTGATAGACCACTTCTCCGTTTGATTCCTGATACATGTTTATTGACAATGCGGAACCCATTGTAGAAGGGAACTTGGCTTTGTTTTGGTCGCCAATCAGATTTGAAATCACGCTAACCTTTGACATTTACCACCCCACGCCATTTATTCCGTTATAATAATTTTCAAGAAAAGAACCTTCCATATTTGACCACACGATAGGTCTATTTGAAGAATTGACCCTTTTAATAAGGGATTTCTGTTCCTCGAAATCTTCCTTGAATACAGAAACCCATTCGTTCAACTTGTATCTAATCGCAAGTCTATAAGTCAATCCTGTCAAGAGAAGCGATTTATACATGTCCTGAAGGTTTAATGTGCTTGAAAGGTCTATTTCGTCTATATCGTCAATGAAACAAATTTTGTATTCGGAACTTATGGTAGAATCAAGGACGATTGAACCCTTCATGACACCATATTCAATGTCATATAAGTTGCTGTTTCGCCACCAATCCAAGTCGCTATAACTGTAATGAAACCACGAAAAGGCGTTCTGTCCAACCTGTTGGCAAATATACGCCTTGTCTATGTTCACGACATAGGCGATTTTTCCGCATCAAGTCGTGTGTCGCTTCCGGAAGGTCGTTTTCCGTTTCACATTGGATGACACTTGGTTTTATCGTTCTTGATTTGACAGCATTGGGATCGAAATAGACATTGTAAGTGTATTGTGTGGAAAGGTGATTTCGTGATTCGCTGAAAATGGATTCGATGTTTGTTTTCACCAACTGAACAAATCTGTCGCCATTCTTTCGACCAACGGACTTAATCGTGCTTGGTGGATTTTTCACCTGTATGTCAAAGTCCATTGAATCGCCTATCGTGATTTCATTCTTTCCGCTTACATCAAAAACTCTAAAATTGTCTGCTATGTATTCCTGCGTATTTAGGACGGAAATCAAGTCCTTCAATTCGTTTTCACCTGTTTTCGCCTTCGTTCCGTTTACCGGTTGTCCGTCGCCAACAAGCCCACATCTTGAAAAAGCGTTTTGAATCAAATCGTTTACTGAAATCATTTATAAACCTCTTTGTATTTATAAACCATAAACAAAAAATGTTGGCGAGAAAACCCGCCAACATTTCAAGGTGAAAGGAGTGACACCTATCTTTTATTTCTTGACATAAAGAACAGCCTGTCGTCTAGCGTCTGGAACACCAGCGGCAAATGGGCAGTCCAAACGAACAAAGGACTTCATGTTCAATCCATCGCCATATTCGCTCATCTTAACAGAAACGCCATCGACTGTTTCAGTAGAATTTTCTGAACCTGGCAAGTCGGAGAATTTGTAAGTGTCAAACGCTAAAGCGTCTTCTTCACGACAAACACCAACATAATAGGAAGAACCAGATGTCAAAAGTGGTGTAGCAGAGAAACCATTGAAGGTTGTGTCAAACCATGCGTTTGGATTTCCTACATTATCGACCTTTACGCCACTTACTGTAGCGTTCAATGTAGCTCTGATTGGAGCGATAGAACACTTGTTGTTAGCGTCGGCATCACTTGTTAGAATTACAGTATAATCTTGGTCGGTTGGCATACCATTTACATCGACAACCTTCAAGCCA